TGCAAAGATGAACAACTCTTTGACAATTCGTGAGAGGTATCAATATACTGCATTTGAAACCGTTGCAGGTGATTGTGGATCCATTCTCATGGCTGTTTCTTCCCAGCTGCCACGGAAAATTTTAGGATTGCATGTGGCTGGATCATATGGATTGGGTGTTTCATCGCCTTTTAACATCTCCGATATTGAAAACGCCTTTTTGGCTTTTGATATGAAAGCTCAAATTTCTGTTTCATGGGATCCTCTTGTCACTGAACATCTGTTTGCTACTGAATGTGCATTGCCCGAAGGTAATTTTACCGCAATTGGAAGAGTTCCACAGGGAATGGCAAGGGCAACGAAAACTGAACTGCGTCCTTCATTGATTCATGATGTTGTCACCAAGCATACAACCATTCCAGCTGCTTTGACACCGAAGCGCGTTAATGGCAAGTTGTTGGATCCTTTGGAACTTGGACTTAAGAAATCTGGTTCAATTCCTCCGATTGCTGATCCTAATAAGATTGATATCGCGATTCGTGACGTGGAAAGGATGATCAATTGCAACATTTTGCCACAACATCAGAAAATTTTGACACCATTCGAGGCAGTTGCTGGAATTGAAGGTGATCCATTTATGGCTGGCATCAATCGGAATACATCACCTGGTTATCCATTTGTCTTTCAACGTGGTAATACTCCCGGGAAAAGGAAATGGTTAGGCTATGATGAGTATTTTCTTGATGCTGATCTGGAAAAATTGGTTCTTGAAAGAATCGAATTGGCCAAGAGCAACAAGAGAATGCCAACTGTATGGACTGACACATTGAAGGATGAACGAAGACCGATTGAAAAAGTCCAAGCTTTGAAGACTAGAGCTTTCTCTGCCGGACCTATGGATTACACATTGGCATTCCGTATGTACTTTCTAGGATTTGCTGCTCACGTTGCGAAGAATAGAATTGACAATGAAATATCAATTGGGACCAATGTGTATTCTGATGATTGGACACGCACAGCCTTGCGACTGCAACGAAAAGGAAAACATGTCATTGCTGGAGATTTCTCCAATTTTGACGGAACCCTTCTCCTTCAAGTTCTTGAACCCATGGTTGAGATTGTTAACGATTTCTACAATGATGGTGAGGAGAATGCACGGATTCGTCGTGTCTTATGGAAGGAAATCTGCAATTCTGTTCATCTGAAAGGAGACCAATTGTACTTGTGGACTCACTCTCAACCATCTGGTTGTCCTGTCACTGCGATTCTCAATTCGATGTACAATTCGATCACTGTGAGATATGTTTGGCTAGTTGTCATGCCACAAGAGTATGGAACAATGAAAGCTTTTAATGAGCACGTTTCCATGGTCTCTTATGGTGATGACAATTGTCTGAACATATCCCCTGAGGTGATTGAAATGTTTAATCAAATTACGATTGCAGAGGGATATGCAACCATTGGCATGACTTACACTGACGAAGCCAAATCAGGAGAGATGGTGCCATTTCGAACATTGGGTGAAATTGCTTATCTGAAGCGAACGTTTACGTGGAATGAAGAGGAAAAGCAATATCTCGCCCCGTTGAGTATGGACACCGTGCTTGAAATGGTCAATTGGATTCGTGGGGATTTGGATCAAGAGCAGAGCACTATCGACAACATTGAGACAAGTTCATTTGAACTTTCTCTGCATGGAAAAGAGACCTTCGATCATTGGACACGGAAATACATGACCGCAACGAAGAACTTCCGCGTGCGCCCGCAGATTTTATCTTATGATGAATATCGTCGGGTTGAAGCTGTCAAATATGGACGGCTCACAGCATGCCAATTTTAATAACCCAAATCTTGGAATGGG